GAAAATCCGCTAGAAGAGCGAGAAGGGCTTCAAGAAGAGGTAGACGTAGACGTAGACGTAGACGTAGACGTAGACGTAGAGGAGGTGAATTAAATGAAACTAATATGAACTCTGACAATACGAGTTTTAGTAGTTTAAATAAAATTTTGAAGTTTTTTAATTTGTTAAATTGATAAATATATTTAAACATTTAATTAAGTAAATATATAATGCATATTTATTTGAATGCATCAGAGATAGCCGGTCTAATTAATAAAAATAAATATAATCCATGTGAAGATGTAATTTATGATATATTATGTCGCTTAAAAAAAGAAACTAATAAAAGTGATTTAAATAAATTAGAATCAATAAATAAAAATGAATTATTAGAATTACTAAAAACATTTGAAAAATCTAATTTAATTGATAATGAAGATAGTAAAAATTTAAAAAAAAAAATAGAAAAAACTCCAGAAAATGAGATTGCTAACTTATCACAAAATGTATTAAATAATGTAACAAAAAAATCTATAAATACTAAAAAAACAGAAGACTCACGATTAATACAAAATAATATAGAATCAAATATTAAAAAAGTTATGAAAAATAAAGATATAAAAGATATAGCAAAATATGTAGAGGGTCATATAAATAAAAATCGTGGTATAAAAAATGAAAAAAATATTATTAATAGTTATGAAAAAAAAAATAAAACAAATATAAAAGCAAATAATTCAAAATTATATAAAATGAAATTGTTTTCATTAGATGACCATGAAATTTTTATATGTGGAAAGATTGATGGTATAGAAAATAATGAGTTAATAGAAATTAAAAATAGAAGAAATCGTTTGTTTGAATATATACCAATTTACGAACAAATCCAAATAGAAGTTTATTTTAGATTAACTGGTTTAGAAACTGGTAAATTAATTCAAAACTATAATGATACTACTAGTGAATTTCCCATAAAGAATAATAATACTTTATGGGAAACTATTTTAGATGAATTACAAATTGCTTGTAAAATAATTATTGAACAATTATAATTTAAATATATTAATTAATTTTAAAAATTATTTTGTATTTTTTTTTTATTAATTATAAAATTATATTATATATTTATATGACTGATGCAAGTTATGTTAGCTATACAAAAAATATTGATAGTAGATTCTTAAATCCATTTGAAAAGGGTGATAGTAAGAAGCAAATATTTTTTGGTTATAGATATGGAAATGCTCAGTTTATATTTTTAATATGTTCCATAATAAGTATTATATTAATACAAATAAAATCACAGGATTTTAATAAAAATTTAATTATGATTATGTTAATATTATATTATATATTTTTATACTATAATTTATCTTGTTATTTAGTTCCAGATAATCATGAAAGGTGTTTTGTATTAGCATGGTCGTGTATTGCAACTATTATATTTATAACTATTATAATATTATTTCATAAAGACATATTTAAAACAAGACAAGTAGGAGGAAATACATATAGTGGTTTATTTAAAGGTATAAAACAATATTTTGTTGGTGGTTCTAATTGTAACAAAAAGAAAAAACAGTATGAGGGGGGTAATAACTATGAACATGATTTATTTAAAAATATAAAAAAATATTTTGTAGGTGGTACCGATTGTAATAAAAAAGAGTATCAGGGTGGTTCTAAAAAAGAAAATATTACAATAGAAGCATTTTTAAGAAACGAAGAAGATTAAATAAATAATATTAAGAATATAATTATAATATATAAAATATAATATATAATATAAAATGGATTTATTAGATAAGACTAAATCTATTTTAATAAATATTCCAATTAGTTATTATTTAGTTTTTCTAGTTGTTATAATTAGTATTAATTTATATATAAATTATAACTCATTATTAGTTACTAATATTTATAAAAAATATGATGATGAAAATAATAATATTATTTTATTTAATGATATAAAAGTTCGAAATAAATATAATATACTTGAAAAAGTATTAGGTCAACCTCCACTTGTAGAATTATATAATAATATATATGCGGAATCCGTTACATGGAGAATGAATTATACTGATAAGAAATTAATATATGGTAAATATAATGGTTTAGATTTAATAAAATTAACAGGTTATGTAGCAAGAAAAAATCATCCAATACCCGGTCCGGTTTATATAATTGCTGGTAAATATTTAAAAATACCTGAACATTTATATGGTCCAATTAAATATGCATCGCCTACAATTAATATTGAGCAATTATATATTCCCGAAGCACATAATCTAGAATATGAAAAAACCGGTACTAAAAATATATCATTATTAACAGGTAGTTGTGCTAGTATAACTATATGTGCTATAACAATAAAATTTGTAGAAGATATGATAGATAAATTTAAAGATAATATGGATACCACATTAGATGTTCATATTCAGTTTAGAAAAGAATACAACTTGCGTATATTAAGTTATTTATGTGGTAAGGGTATTACACCTAAAATACCTTGGTTTGAACCATTAAATTTTAAGGAAGACACTATTTATAATAGCAATTCAGACAAATGTGGATTATTAAATAAAAATGAGTCAATAAATGTAATGTATGAAGATGATAATTTAGATAAGGTTATTGATTCAATTAAAAGTAATATTAGTAAAAATCAAGTAACAAAAAAAGAATTACATGAACTTATTAATAATGATAATAATGATAATAATGATAATAATGATAATAATGATAATAATGATAATAATGATAATAATGATAATTCAACTAGTGATAATTCAGATAGTGATACTGGTTATGATAATTCAGATAATTCTAATTCTATTAATATTGATTGATGTACCTAATAAACCAGTTTGTAATCCAAATTCATTTATAAATTGTCTTATATAATATCCAGTTGATACATGTGCTTCAAATGTTGTAATATATACATTATTTGTATTATATAACATCTTATAATCAAAATCAGTCCATTCTCGTATAGCCGTATTCTTACAAAATGTATTATTTGTATTATCTATCTTATATAGAACTTCTAATATATCTTTTTTTAGTAGTATAAAGTTTTTTTTTTCAGTATTTAATTGTCTTATATATTCAACATTAACTTTTTTATATGGTATAATAATCTCATCTAATCTATTTAAATAAGTCCATTTCCATAAACTATGTTTTTCTCCTATACTGTTATGAACAGGTTTAGCCGAATATTTATGAAATTCTTGATTATAAGTTCCAATAAAGTTTTGTAATTGTGTATTAATATAATTATAATCTAAATTATTATATGTAATCTTTGTTGTATTTATAATTGAACCTAATGTATCATCGCTTGTTGTTTTAAACCCCCATAATACTTTAAATTGATATACTTTATTACTATTTAAATAATCATTCATTTTTTTACAATCTTCATCAAATAATAATAAAAGTTGTCCTTCAGCCATTGGATCTAATTTACCACAAATACATACTTTATTTTTTTTTAATCTTATTTTATACTCATTTGCTACTTGTGTTCCTAATACTCCCGCTGGTTTATAAACAATTTTCATTTAGTATATAATAAAAAAAAATCAATTTATATTAAATATTACTTATAAATATTACTTATAAATATTACTTATAAATATTACTTATAAATATTACTTATAAATATTACTTATAAATATTACTTATAAATATTATTTAATTGATTATTTACTCTAATAAATGTACAACGTTTAGATAACTCTTTTAAATATTTGGCACCTACATAAGTCAATGTTGACCTTATTCCTCCTAATAAATCGAATATAGTATTTTCTAATGGACCTTTATAAGAAATTTTTACAGTTTTACCCTCAGATGACCTATATTGTGCAACACCACCGGAATATTTTTCCATAGCGGTATCACTACTCATTCCATAAAAAGTTTTATATTGTTTTCCATTTTCTTCAATCAAATCTCCACCAGATTCGGTATGTCCGCTAAAGTATCCACCACTCATTACAAAATCTGCTCCAGCACCAAACGCTTTGCTAAAATCACCCGGAATAGTACAACCACCATCCGAAATTATTAGTCCACCTAATCCATGAGCTGCATCCGCACATTCAAGTACCGCAGATAATTGTGGAAATCCAACACCAGTTTGTTTTCTTGTTGTACATACAGAACCAGGTCCAATACCCACTTTTACTATATCTGCACCGGCAAGAATCAATTGTTCTGTCATTTCAGAAGTAACTACATTACCCGCAATTAATATTTTATTTGGAAAAGCTTCTCTAAATTTGGTTATCATATTAACAAAACGCTCAGAATAACCATTTGCTACATCAATACAAATCATATATAAATCGGGAAATAAATCTATAATAGATTTAGTTTTATTAAAATCCAATTGACTAATACCAGTTGAAACACATATACAATTTATATCAACATTTTCTTCCGTCATAAATTTAAACCAGTTATCAATAGAATAATGCTTATGAATACACGTAATTATTTTATGTTTTTGACACTCAAGCGCTGTTTGAAAAGTGCCAGTTGTATCCATATTTGCAACCATTATAGGCACACCTGTCCAGGTTATATTACTATGTTTAGAAATAAATGTACGTTTTAAATGAACTTCAGAGCGACTTGATAGTGTGCTCCTTTTAGGTTTAATTAAGACATCCGTAAAATCTAATTTAATATCATTCTCTATCTTTACCATTAGATAGTTTTATTAATTTAGTTTTATATAATTTATTCTTATATAATTTATTCTTATATAATTTATTCTTATATAATTTAGTTTTTATAAATTAAATTTATAATATAATTTATAATGGTTATACATATGGAAGGTAAAAATAAAAATAATAAAAATAATAAAAATAATAAAAATAATAATATATATTTTTATTTATTTATTCTAATTATTTTAGGTTTAGGATTTTATTATTACAATAAAGAACAAACTGCGCAAGTCAACCCTACATATAAATTTTCGTATACAGCAAACAATAATAAAGGATTAACACATAATAGTATACTAAATATGGCACATTCGCAACCATCGTCAACTGTTAGACCTTCTGGATGACGAGGATAATAATTAAATTATTTTAATTATATATATATATATATATGTATCCAAATATGATTGAAATACTATAACTAAAATTATGTTATAGTATGGAATATATTGAGTTTTTTATATAT